TATGTTTAAAAAAAGCTTATACATAATCATACCGGCGTTAATTGGTGAAGTGTTATGTTTGCAGCAACATCTAAAAAAAGGGGCATTTGCCCCTTTGATTGTAAACTTTTAAAGCTTATTAGGCTAGCAAGTTGATTCCAAGAACACTTGAACGCTCTGAAGAAGTTGATCCACTTGCGTAAGCAGTTCCGAATTGCTTGTGACCAGTGAAAGCTTGTCTTGTGTAAGAAACAAGTTGCCATCTATCAAACTCAGCTCGTGGGTCTTGTGCAACTCTGATTCTAATAGGTCTTCTCATACCCATCATGAATCGGTCAATGTTTACAAGATGGATAGCTGTTCTGTCAGTAGTAACACCGTCATAAACACCAGAAGCGTTAAGATCTTCACGAACCCACTCAGAAACACATACGGCGATACCGTTGTAAACACCAAGCGCACCACTTAAAACAGTAGCGTTAGGGCCGTACTTCTCAAGCGATTCAACAATGTCCAAAGCTTGTGCTTGTGAATAAGCACTAGGGCCAAACACCCAAGCAAGTCTAGCAGGATTAACACCGTACTTGCCCATAAGTCTACGCATAGCGTTTAAGTTTGTTTTGTCCATTGCAGCGCCACCAAAATCAACAGTAGATGAAGCGGCTAATGCTACTTTTCTAAGCCCTTCCCAAGCTTTGTCAAAGTCATCTCCAACAATGTCAGAATCTTGGTGAGTCCCGGCAGTGTCACCGTTGATAATGGCTGATTCTATCGCACGAGTAACAGCGTCAACTACTTCTTGTCTTGCAAGTTGTAAAATAGCTGGCGCAGAATCTTCGTTAAGTTCTTCTGGCAACTCATAAAACTCAGAAGCTTTCTTTGCTGAGAAGCTTAGTTTTTCAGTACCGAAAGTTCTTGAAGTGTTAGTTGCACCTTCGCCAACCAATTTAGCTTTCTTAGAATCAGTTTGAACGGGAAGTTCAAATGGAGAAGAAGCCATAGGAACCTGCTTGAAGTATTTAGCAAGCTTTTGCTCTAGGTGAAATTCTTCAATGTAGTTTTGAGAGATAAGAGTAGGAACCCACTCGTCACCTTCACCAACTACTTCAGAACCAAATGCTTTTAGTCTACCTTTAAGATCAACATTTTTTGCATAGCTTGAATCTAAAAACTTAACTTTCGCATCTCTTTTGTCAGTGTCCAAAGGCGCACCGTCAAAGATTTGTGCGGTAAATCTTGCACAATCAATATCTTGCTTTAATTGAATTGCAGCTTGCTTCATCCCTGCATCAAGGTGAGCATACTTAGGCGCTCCAATGTTCACTTCCAAAAGTCCCTTAACGTCTTTTACGCCAAAGCTTTGAAGCAATCTTTTTTCTGAACTCGTAGTCATAGTTTTGTTCTCCTTGGTGATCTTGTTACCACCATGAATGACAGAAGCCTTTTCATTTTCAGACTTTTCAAGCCCTTCTTTGATTTTAGATTCTATCGCGTTTAATTTTGATTTAACTTTCTTTGACATTGGATACCTCTAGCATATTATAGTTTTCTGTTAACAGCAACACCATAGAACTAAATTATTCTTCTTCTAAGTCTTTCAAAAACTCATCAAGATCAATTCCCGCTTTTTTACACTGGTCAGCATATTTTTCGCGTAGCTCGTTAATGCCCTTTTTCATTTGTTCTTCTTCGTCTTCTTCGTCTTCTTTATAATCGCCCTTATCGTCTTCTTCTTTGTAATCGCCGCCTTTATCGTCGTCTTCAACGTCCATTTCGGCTTCTTTTTCTTCTTCGGTCATTTTTTCTTCGCCGCCTTCTGCGTCTTCATACTCAAGCTTTTCGGTCTTGCCCATGCCTTCCATCATTTGTGCCATAAGATCCAACTTATTAACAACGGCTCCCATGATGGATATAAGAGAATCAAGCTTGTCTAGCATCGGGTTTTCATGCCCAGGCTCTACGGCTTTTTCTTTATCCATAGGCATTTTGTCTTCGTCTGCTTCCTCTTCTTTCTTGTCTTCACCCTTGTCTTCATCCGAACCTTTTTCTTTTTCTTCGTCGCCCTCTTTAGACTTTTGGTTCTCAACGTCTTGAGCATCAGCGTTATCAAGATCATTTGACTCGATTTCGAGAATATCTTTGCAAGCCTCTTTAAATTGATCTGGTAGCGGGGTCATGTCTCCAGCTAATGCTTGGCTAATTTCGCCCAACTCTAAGCCTGATACCTTGGAAAGCTTTTCAATAATGTCACCTTTTTCGGCTCCACCTTTTACCGCTGCCTCAATAGCCTTGTTAATCATCGCCGCGGCGCTCGCGCCTTTTAAATTTAGTGCCATGTCTCTAGCCTCTCCTAATGATTTTACTTGAGCCAAATTAAACAAGCTATCTTGTTGACATGGGATTGTAACAATGGATAGCTCCTGTAATTCCCAATCGGTAATTAGGGTGCCGTCCTTGTTGTCTGGGTCATCATGAAAGCTTTTGGAAACGTCTTCAACATCATACCTAATTGAGAAAGCTTTTAAAACACCTTCTAGCACTAGCTCTCTAATATATTCGATTTTAGAACTCTTGGCACCTGATACGCGGGCCTTGACATAAAGCCCTTCTTCCCTTGGCTCTACATCAATCACCTTTCCCACTGGGTAATCCATGTCATGATTAAAGAGAAGAATCGGGTTTTTTAGAAAGTTTTCTAGCTTAACCGTCTTGGGATCCATTCTTTCTTTAACTCGATCCATCTCGTTGTAATTAGCATAGCCTTCAATCACAACACCGCTTTTTTCGTCTTGCTTTGCACTTTTGATATGCAAAAAGCTTTCTAAAGTTTTCTTCATTATGCAATTTCTCCTAAGTCAAAATCTTCATCTTTTGGCAACATCAAAACCGTACACCTGCAATTGATTGTATTTGAAGCACTTCCAGAAGGGTCACGAGGATATTTTAGGCTTTCTCCACCAACATTAAAAAATCCATCGTCGTTAGCCTCTTGACCATTAGCGCCCACATGATCTGCTCTAACTCTTTCATCCTGTGCGGTAATCCAAACCTTATTAAATTCTATACCAGCTTCCTTTGCTTCGTCAAAAACTGACTCTTGCCCAACCGTCAAAGCTTGCAGCGTTTCTGTCCTAGCTACAGTATTTGCCCTATTGACAGAATGAACCTCAAAATATTTCTTAATGTTCTTTTCCACATCGTCAATAGAAAGTCCTTCTTCTAACCCTCTGGTAATTTCTCTCATTACATTATTTAAGCTAGTATCTCTCACGCTCTCAAAACTGAAAAGTCCACGGTCTGCTAATGTCCTGTATCTTCCGTCCTGACTTCTTTCCTTACTAGCTGCAATCGCATCGGCGTTAGCTGGATTCGTATACAAGGTTAGCTGCTGGTCAAAACCAAGATCCGTAACATCTTTTAAGTCTTCGCTATGTCCATCCAAATATTCTTCTTTCATTGCTTCATAAGAATCAAAAAGCCTTTTTTCAAATTCTTCTTTTTTGATAGAAAATTCTTTTATTCTTGCCTTAAGAGTTTTCTTTCCCATCTTTCTTAGAAGGTCAACCGCTTCTAAATTCTGCTCGATTAAAACACCCAATGCCGCTTCGTTTCTTGAATCAAACTTATCTTTCTCAATGCCGCGCATCTCTTCGTCAACTTGCTTAATAGCTTGCTTAATTTTTTCAGGGTCTAACTTATTTTCGTTTTTTTTTTCGCCGTTACTCTGTGGAATTGACAAAGTTTGCGGCATAAAAAACGGTTGCGTTTGCTGCGCCGATGCTAAAACATCTCCACCCGCCACGGGGTCTAAACCCCAGTACATTTTCCTGACTTCGTTCACAGTCATAAAGCCCAACATCTTGTTAGACGTTTCTGCTTTTTGGTAAACGTCTTCCTGTAGCTCTGGCACATTGTGAAAATCAAATTCTATTGTGTACTCTGGGCCAAGTTGTTTATAAAACAATCTCGATAATGTCTGACTTAAAGCGTTAGCCGTATCTGTGATTGTAGTTTGCCAGAAATACTTCATAGCCATTTTCATTTCTTGGCTACCAAGTGAACCGCTTTCCTGTCTTCCGACTACATGTTTAGGAACTTTTAACACTGACAAAATTCTGTCTGCATTCATCTCGATTAGCTCAATCAAGTTTTGATCTGCTATTTTATTCTCAATAACTTTAGATTGAACACCTTTTGGCAAAATCATTGTTCTACGCTGATTTCTACGCCCGACAAAGCTTTGCTCGAAAGTAGTCTGAAGTCTATTTAAACTCTTTTCCTGTGCTTCCTTCTGTAGCTCTAGCACCATTTGTGGAGTAGCACCTTTAAGATAGAAGTTGTTCAAGTATTCTTGTGAATACCTGTTAAAAAGAACCGATCTTTTAGCCGGTGCAAAAGGTGAAAGCCCGTAGATTGTGCTGCTTGGGTTAGGTCTTTTTGTATGTCCCATCTCGTCTAAGTCTGTCTCAAACTGTGGAACCGGCATTGCATCGTCAAAATCCGATACGATATAATAACCATTTGGAATGTTATCAGTACCCCACCTATATAAAACCTTCTCAGCCGGTACATGGTAAAGGTTTCCAGCATCTCCAAGCCATGCGAATGAATTGCCAGCTAGTACATAGTCAGCGGCTAATCCATAAAGTAAATCTTTTTGGGTAGAAAACTTATTTGGTTTTCTCAGTCTAACATTTACCTTATGGCTCATGTCAGCGTCTAAAACCCTCTCTCCTTCGTCGTTGTAGCTTACCTTGTAAACTTTAAGGGGAAGTGTACTAATAGGGTCTGCAATCGCGTCAACCGCTAGAAACACCCAATCTTCAGATTGGAAAAGGGTCTTAATGGTAAGTATATCCATATACGCTCGGTTTTCACTCGACCAAAAGCCACCCGTAGGCTCGCCTAGTCTTCCGTATATGTCTATGTACTTAGTCTCTCCAATGTCTTCAGGTTTTTTTATCTTTTTCTTTTGGCTGGGATAATGTCGGCGCTTTGCGGTATCTGGCATTTTTTAATTCCTCTGAAGAAAGC